CATAACTGGGAAAATTTTATCACCACCATCAGCAAAAAGACCCGAATGAATTGGTAGAGATAATTTAGCAGTTAGGAAATCATCAGCCGTTCCCCAATCACGACCAGCGGGAACAGTAGAAACTGGCTTGTAATAAGGATTAGACCTAATATCAATATTGTTAGAAACTGAAGTCCCAAGAGTTCCACGATTCTCAATATTATCAATTAAACATCCTTCTTTTAAGGCTCTCATTTTTCTCATGCTATCATCAGCATCATATGAATACTGAATTTGAACTTTAGCGTTGTATTCAGTAATTTCTTCTAGGAGAACTGCACGATTTCCCGAATAGATCCTCAGATTTTTCACAACTGACTGACCCCCAATAAATGGGTCTAACTGGAGGCGGGTTGGGTCAGCCCCAGCTGGAACAGCAAGCTTAATATCAAACTGAAGATAAGAATTTTTTCCATCCATAAATTTTACACTTGGTGGGATCTCAAAATCTATACGGCGACCCGACTGTCCGGCAGTACCCGAATAAGACTGTCCATTCGTGGAAGGGATAGAAACTTGGGTCTGCGAAACTTTAATTTTCTCATCATTACGCCAATAAGAACTCATTTTATAATTATAGAATATAAAATAAAATATGAAAAATAAATTTAAAAAAAATAAAAAAATTACTGAGTTCTACCAACAGCTTGTTCTACACCTTCTGCTGATACTTCACCTCTTTTTTGAGATGTAATATCTGTTGCTGCCGTTTCTTTACTTTTTTCAGCTGATTCTAATTCACCAGCACCCTCAACAAGAGAACTTACTAAACTAATACCAGCACCAGTTGTTTCTAAAGCAAGAGCTATAGGTGTTACACCACCAGTAGCAACTCCAGCAACTTCTAAAGCACTACCAACAATATTACCAATATTACCATATCTTGCCGCCGCATTAGAACCAAATACATCCATACCTTTTTCACCACTCACTATTCTACCAACATCTTGGAAAACATCGATACCACCACCTAATCCAGCAATACCAATTTTACCAACTGTTTTTGCTTTACCTAAAAATTTACCAACATCTTCAGCCCCTTCTTTTAATGCTGCCCTTGCTTCTGCTCCAGTTTCTACATCACCAGCAACATTTTCTAAACCTTGTTGTTCTGCTGTGTATAATTCTTGAGGTGCTGCTGCTTGTGCTTCTCGTAATCCTTCTTGAGTTGGAACACCAACAACAGAACCCGCTGGTGTTGTTAAAGGACCAGTCTCGGCTGTAATTGCCTCAATATCAGCACCACGAGCAAATTCTTCAGCACCAATTTCATCTGCTGTTCCAGTTAATCTACTTGCGGCTTGTCTTAATTCTTCAGCAGTAGATATACCCGCTCTTTCTTGTCCAGCTTCTTTTCCCATTCTTTCAGCAAGTGAAGTTGATACTTCTTTAAAACCAAGTTTAGCACCTTCTTTTAATGCCTTTCTTTTAGCAACTAATTTACCACCACTAGTTACTCCACTTAAAATATTCTTTTGTAGCTTAGAACTTCTATCTTCATCTTGTTCTAAATTTGATTCATCTAATTGTTCTGCTAAAGTATTATTAAAATCCCTTGTAGCTTCATTAATTTGTCTTGCTGCTTCAGTTTGAGAATTAGCTTGTGCTATAGATGCTCCCGAACCATACAAATCCATTTTATATTATAACAAAGTTTTTTATTTTATTTTATTTAAAATAATTTATTTCAATCTTCTTTTTTAAAGTATATTTGCTCCTCAAAGTTCTTAAAAAATTCGGGTGGATTGGTAAGTTTCATATAAGCAAAATCATATTTTTTAGGTGTTGCTTGTTTGTATAATTTTAACCAATTATCTTTACCTCCAAATTGGTCACCAAATTCTTCTGCTACTGCATCCAAATCACGTTGGTTTGGGAACGGACTACCTACAACGAGGTCAGTAATATTCACACGAAGAATGGGACATAATGCTGATCTAAATTTTTGAGATGAAATTACTAATAATTTTATATTGTAGTGTCTGCTACGAGTTGCTAACATTGATAGCTCTTTATCCATAAGTCCAACCGAATCGTCTATAAAAATTGAAATCTCTGGAGCATCTTCACCTAATGCTAATTGATTTTGTAATATACCTTGTATAATTTGTGGGTCATAAGTATCAAAAGTTGTAAATGTTTTTCTTAAATGACGCGATGATTTATCTACGTTTATTGTAGGGGATATTACATACACTTCTTCAAATGAAGAACCGTTTGGTGATTTAGGATCACCGAACATAGAGGGGTTTAAGTATAAATTTACAGCTAAGGTACTCTTACCCGTATTTCGTGGACTTAATAAAACTAATACAGAACCCTTACCTTTTACACCTAATCCTATATCCGGCAAATTAGGGTGGAACTTTTTACCTTCACTTTCATATTCTTGTTTAATCGGTAGAACTCTTGGAACATCCATTTATAAGTATAATATATATTTTTTTTATATTTTAAATTATATAAATGAACCAACATTTCTATATCAATCTAGAACACAGAAAAGAAAGAGATTTAATTACAAAACAAGAACTTAAAAAACTTGGAATCAAAAAACCAAATAGATTTAATGCGATTACTCACGAAATACCATTAGTAGGTTGTGCTAGATCACACATAGCTGTTTTAGAAAAAGCAAAAGAATTAAATTGGTCTCATGTTATTATCTTTGAAGATGATATCAAAATAGAAGGTAAAAAAAATGTGATATCTAAATTCAATAAATATATAAATAAAGATTTTTGGGATGTTTTATATCTTGGATGTTGGAATTATTTACCACCGGAAAAAGTTAGTAATGATTTAGCAAAAGTTGTTCGTGCTGTATGCTTACACGCTTATGTAGTGAAACAACATTATTACGATACTTTGATAAATCACCTCAAAGAAAGTGTAGAATTAAAATTAGTGAATGATGTAAGAGAAAACAATAATGATGAATATATTTATACCTTACAACAAAAAGATAATTGGTTTACATTATTACCCATACAAGTAACTCAAAGAGATGGTTGGTCAGATAATTTTAAAGAATTTAGAGGTTATAGTGAAAGGATTAAGTTTATCCCTAATGTCCCGAATACCCCACCACCATCTCAATAAATTCAGTTGTTTTTTCTTCAAATGAAATATTAGATGGGTCTAATTTTGACCCTTCACTCTTAAACTTATCTTTATTAATTGTATTCTTACCATGAACCACAGCAGTCATATTATACAAAGGATTTGTTAATGCTATTGTTTTTAATTTTGCTGATTGGGTCAGTCCTAGACCTTCTGCTTTATTTGAGTGTAAAAATCCTTGTGTTTTGTTATACCAAGATTTAGTCATCATTAAAGTAGCTTCGTGAATTAGTTTTTTATTATTACCACAGTCTAAAGCATAGAAATCATTTTTAGTGTATGGTGGATAAATGAATATCATCTTATCACAACCAACGCAACCTACATTATTTTTTTTTAATGTATCGAATGAATGTGAAATATATGTTGGTTCATATAAATCATCATCATCCATAAATACAACTAGATTGTTATTTGCGTTTTGAATAAGTGTATGTCTTTTTTCACCAATAGTTAGTCTTGTTTTATTTCTCAAATACTTCAATTTAATGGGTTTAATAGCTGAACTAAATTCTTCATAGTTTTCTATGAGTGGCTCATCGCCATCATCATGAATCACAACTTGCAGTAACTTATGTGGATATTCTTGAATCAATAGATTTCTAAAAATAAACGGTAGAAAGTTTTTACGATTTGCCGTTGGTATTAATATTGAAATTTTAGGGAGATTATCCATTTATATACTTATTTATATTTTATTTTTAACTCCACAACCAACCTTTTGAAATTTCATTTTCTTTAGCTTCTTTTTTTTTGATTATCTCTCTAATGATAGATAAATCGCTTTTGATACAAATGACATCCGTTTTCAATTGATTAAGGTTTCTATTGATTGTGTGAAGATCATTCTTTACACTTTCAATTGGTTTTGTTTGAAAGGGATTCTTGGATGTGTTGTCCGCCATCTATATTTTATCAAAATATTATAATTCAAATTAAAAAATAATTAATTAATAAAAATGGGCGAACAAGAAGATGTAATAGAAATAGACCCCATGAGCGTAGACCAGCTTGCGGGTGCTGTTGTACTTATACTTGGTGCTATTGGTTCATTATTATTAGTTGTGTGGCAATCAAAATGTCACTGTAAAATGAATTTATGTTATATATTTCAATGTGAGCGTCGTCCTCCAAATGAAGATGAAATGAAATCATTAAAAGATCAAGGTAAAAAATTAAAAGATATGAAAAAAAAAGAAGAAAAGATTTTAGAGAAAGAAGAAGAAATACTAGAAGAAGTAGTATCAACTCCAAGATTGGTTCCTACTAAAAGCAAAGAATTTGAACCTCAGCCAGAACCGGAGATTGAGAAATTGGTATAAATCTAAATGGGTCAATTTTAGACCCATAGGTCAAATTAGACCCATAGTATTTTTTGTGCTGACCCACTTTATTTGTGCGTGGGTCTAAAATTGACCCATATAGATTAATTCTACTTTTGTAATAAATATAGTAGAAACAATAAATAGAAATCATTTTGTTATAATAATAAATAATTTTTAATAATTTGTAGATAATTATTTTATGTTTTATACTATAAAAGTATGAGTTTTATGCCGGAAGTTAAAATGGATTTTATACCAAGTGATAATGAGAGTGATTACGGCGAAGACAAGGAAGAACAAAGTGTTCAAGAAGAAGAAGTAGTAAGTGAAGTAGAAGAAGAAGAACCACCGGTTAAAATACCAAAAGCAAAATCAAAACGTGATGATATGAATGTTAATGAAATATTTAATATGCCGGTAGTCCAACCATTAGAAACTAATATTAAATTAACTAAGAAAGGTAAACCACGTAAGAAGCGTCCTCCTATGAGTGAAGAACACAAGGCTAAACTTGCGTTAGCAAGAGAGAAGGCTATGGCGGTAAGAAAAAAGAAAGCACAAGAAAAGAAAGAAAACAAAGCATTAGAATTAGAAGAAAAAGAATTACTGAAAAAACAAAAAGTTAAAAGAGTTAAGAAATTAAAAGAAGAAGTTGAAGAAGAAGGGTCTAAAATTGACCCACCCAAAAAAGAACAAGTACAACAAAATCAAACCTTTTCTAAAAAAGATTTAGAAGAAGCACAATTAGAAGCTATCATGAAATATGAAACAATTAGAAAACAAAGAAAGGCTGAGAAGCAAGAGAGACAAAAGAAAGAAGCAGAACAAGAAGCTATTAGACAACAATTAAGACGTGCTGTTGCTCCTCCTCAAGAATACAATCCCTTCCTCGGTTCATGTTACTAATTACAAAAGTAGTATTAATCTATATGGGTCAAAATCTTTTACAAAGATTTTCATATTGACCCTAAAAGGGTCAAGGTCAAATTTAGACCCTACCATAAATAAAGTGGGTCAAGACATTTTGCTACTATGGGTTAATTTGACCTATGGGTCTAAAATTAACCCATTTAGATATATACCTTTTTTATATGTTATATATATAATGATAATTTATCGTTTTGATAAAGATTATAATTGTGAATCAATTATTGTTGAACCCAAAGAAATAAAATCATTAAGTAAAGATTATGTTTATTATGAAAAAATACAAGGTAAAGTAAAACCTTTTTTTGATATTGACATTTATGATATAAAATATGAAATGTTGGACTATATGAATTATTATACTTCATTATTTCAATTGATATTTCAAAATGGAGATCTTGCGATTTCATTATCTCATAAACATTCAAATGGTAAATATGAAAAATTATCTTTTCATTATGTTATAAATAATTATGAATATGAATTAAATGAATTTCATGAATTTGTTATGAATCACCCAATACTATCTATGGATGATAATATAGATAAAACAATATATAAAAAAAGACCTCAACATTATAAAGTTAATTTTTTAGGACATAATCCGATATATTTTAGATTAGTTTTATCATACAAAAGCCACGAAGATAAAAGGGTTAAATGTCCTTATAATTATAATAGCAATTTAGAAAAGCATTGCATTACTTTAACTTAAATCTCCGTTTATATGCTGAAATATTTTTATCTAAATCAGTATATGGCCCCCAGAGTAAATATCTTGACAATGCCCCCGCCGACTGTGGATCATTCCAATTCTCATTCGCTCTATGACGCTCTATGTATATACTCCTTAATTTTTTGTCTTTATGGTCTATATAAGTTGAGCTTCCTTTCAAACCAAACTGGACGGTTTTTATCTTCTTATCTCCATCATAAAAAATAGCTTTTAGTTTCTTATTTTTTGCTGTACCTTTTTCAATAACCATTTTAATCATATTTATTATGATTAAGATATAAAAATTTAATTTATAAAATTACTTTAAACTTTGAAAACCATCCTCGTCAACATCAACTTCATAATCACTTTCACTACAAGCACTACCTTCACTATCACTTAAACATTCTTTTCTAACATATTTAGGTGGTTCATAATCTTTGTCTACTTTAACATTATATTTAAACTCTTGTATTAAATCCGGACGACCATTCATTGCTAAAACACTTATAATTTCATCGTAAGCTATTTGATCCATTATACCTTAACATAGAAAATTATTCTAGATATTTTGCCGAAATTTCACTTTCAGTTAATGATTCTTCTTTTAATGATTTCATTAATTCTTCACAAGTCCATTCTTCTTTGAAACTACAACATAAGAAATGAGAAGCCCAGCAATCATCCTCCCAACCTTCAGTTATACCCCAATCTTCAGCACAAAATTTTTCATATTCTCCTTCAGCCCACGATGAATAGATAGTCATAACCATTTTATATATTATCAATATAATTTAATTTAAATTTATTTTTTTTGTTTTTTTTCTTTTGCTTCTCCCTCAAGTATTTCTTCTATCAAGCCTACGGGTGTTCTTTTTATTTTTGTAATCTTATAAATTACAGCACTTGTTTTATCAACATTTGCATATTCACCATCACTATCATGAATAGATGTTGTTATATCAGCAATCATAGTTGGTTTTGTAACAGTAAATTGTATATCACTTGGATTACCAAGAAAATAATCGGAAGCACCGGAGTATTTGTCCACTATACTAATAATGGGAAGATTAGCACCAGTAGGATTACCACCAATAGCTGTTGCTCCTTCTAAAATATTACTTCTTATTGTGTAATAAGGTCTTAATACTGATTTCTGTAAATCAGTAGCTGAAATAGTTGTGCTTTGGGTTAAAACATCAACTTGATTCCATAATTCTATAGGTTTAGCATTTACTGGGATAAAATTAGCACTACCAGCACCATATACCCATTCATCATTACCACCAGTATGTAATACTGTATAATCGGGGACACAAGTTGGATAAGGTAATGAATTATAATACATAACAGCACCAAATTGATTAGTTACATAATTTTTAGTATCAGTTTGGACGACCTCAGCATTTGTAGTTGGTCTATATAATAAATCACTATTTTCATTATCAACTCTTTTAGTTAATACATTTTTAGATGTAGCTGGGGCATTCACAGCATTATAATCAAAACCTAAAATATCCCATAAACTATCTTCCCAATTATCCTCATCAAAACCCCAATCTTCTATGTATATACCTCCATGAGAATCAAAAATTTTATAAGCTTCTATATTAAGATTATATCCATTATATCTTATTGTATTATCACCAGTTGTATCAAAATTTGTTAACCAATCTTTAGCAGTTTCGGGGTAAGGCTGAACTCTATATGCTTGGTCTAACCTTGCGTATGGTTTAAAAGTTGGACTATAACCAAATTGAGGAGGTCTTGGGTTAATTTTATAAACTGTGCTACCAGCTTCTTGATTTTTTTCTGCTGGTTTAATTAATCTTTCTGTCAATCTATTACTTGGTGTTAAACTCTCACTATTTACTGCCGCACTTGGATTACCCGCAGTCGCTTTATTACCAATATTATTACCAGTATGAAATCTAGAAAGCTCAAATCTATTTGTTATTGTATTATAATTAATTGCTGGATTATTAGCACCAATATAACTCATAGTCATATATGGATTTAAATCGGTCATAAGTGAATTATTACCAGTGCTTCTAATATGATTTATTTGTGTTGGGTAAGCATAAGTTACATCATTAGCATTTTTCCCATCATTTTGAGTTGCGGTGACACCAATATCAGTATTACCATATCCACTATATGGTGTAATTATAGCAGTAGAATATGCTGTAGAATGAAAATCAAAACCAATTTTTCTACCTTGATTGATACTTGCTGTAGTTCCAACTACTTCACTAAATAATCTTCTTGGTGTTCCACCAACATTATCATTAGTTATTCCAATTAAATAAACAACTTTATCGAATGTTCCATCTTCTAAATAATTATCAAATGCTACTGGATAAGCAAAACCATAACTTAAACCATCAGTTAAAATACTTGTAAATTCTTTGGCTTTCACAAATTTATTTCTTGTATCATCAGTATATCTAAAAAATACTGGCTGTGTAGACATTTCTATATTATTGGGTGGTGATCGTAAAGTAAAAGCATCATCACCAAAAGCATCATTTCTAGGTGAAGCACTATCTGAAGTGCTATATTTATTCATATGAAAAAATCTAGAATTATCAATTGTTGGCTGAATTCTTGGGAATGTAACCGCAGTATCACTATAAGCATAAGTATCTTGTAAATTATCCCATAGTTCGGGATATAATGCTTGTGAATCAAATAAATCTCTTATATATCCTAGTGTTTCTTCATTATATAAAACACCTAAAGTAAATGAAGAGTTATGATTATTAATTTGAGAGTTTGGTATTGAGACAGTATTTATTGTACTAAAACCAAAATCTTTTGATGCTGATGTAGATATTTGATTACCAAATTCATCATATAAAGTTGGTTGATTGGCTGTATTATTTATTTTGTCGTGCATTCTTCTACCCATCTCAAAAATTTCGGGTCTTTTAACACCTATGTAACCAAATGTAGCAATATAATCAACTGCGTCTTGGTCTAGAACATCATCAGTTTCTACCGGTAAATCTTGAGCTATATAAGCATCATAAGCTGTTTTAGAAAAATTATAAACATTTTGAGCATTAATGGGTTTAAATGTATTTGTCTCAATAGTTTTTGTTAATGGTCTAACAAAATTATCTTGATCTAAAATCTCAAAAATATCTTCATTTTTAGTTTCAGTTAATTGTTGGGTAATTTGGTCTGCTACAGCTGAAGGTGTATTAAATCCTTTATTCACTTCTATAATTAATTTTTCTCTTACTCTATAGTATGTAGCTTCACTAAAAATACCATTATGATTTACACTTGGGAATTGTTCCCTATCATTTGTAGCACCAACACTATAAGCAATTTTATCTTTAATAAATAATGTATATCTTGTATTATCTACCTTTTGTTTATAAAAATGTAAATCACTTATGTCTTCTCTTTTTCTATAATCAGCAAAACAAGGACAATCAGAATTTGTAGTTAATCTTAGAAGTGGTAATCCTTCTGCTTCACTATCTTTATTAGTAAAAGCTTTAGGTGTATTTCTATTCACATTATCTCTAATCATGAGATTACTTGTGAATCTTCTAGGATGTTGGATATAATTTGGATATTCATTATTAGTAATAAAATAACCAATAACTAATGGTGCTAAATTATCTCTTAAATCAACTGTATCATCAGTCTCTAAAGGTGGGGTATTAGGTAAAGATTGTCTTACTACTTCATTTGTTGTAATACTCCTATAATAACCTAATCGATATTTAGGGTCATAAGTATTAGATTTTTTATAATAATAATCACCATATTGTATATCAGTATAAGTAGCAACAGCATTTCTACCTCTACTATTACCCTTAAATTCTATTGTTTGTGGATTACCAGCTCCAACTTCATTAATGAATGCTCTTTCTAGACTAACTTTATCACCAATATCAAGCCTAACAGTTTCATTTAAAGGGTTAGTAAATACGGCTGGGTTGCTATCATTACCAGTTCTACTTTCTACTGAAGCAAGACGATTACAATTTATAAGTTTTGTGTCAACATATTCACTCATATTTATAATATGAGTATATAAAAAAAGATAAGATAAAAAAACTAACTATAATTCAAAACCCTTTTCTTGAAGGATTTTACATTTCTCTTCATGCTTCTCTTTGAACTTATCAAGATTATTATTCTTTTTGTAATAATTATATAGTGATCTTGCTTTAATAAATTCTTTATTGTCTTGATATTGGTTACACTTCATTTCCTTACCCTTAGTATGATAATGATTCTTGGCTCGTTCTCTATTCTTCATCATAAATTCTTCATCGTGTTTACTAACTTCATGATAGTATTTATTCTCTCTTTCTCTCTTCTTTTTGTAATCAATTAATACTTTAGCAATTTGAGCTTCAGTTAAATCCATTCTATATACTTATATATAGATAATTATTTTTAAATATTAATTAATATGGGTCAATAATAGACCCATAGGTCAAAATAGACCCATAGAGAATTGATTGCATATAGACCTATTTTAGGTCAAGGGTCAATTTTAGACCCTAATGTTTAAAAGGTTATTATTGTTTCTTGGATCTCCTCCCCAAGATAAAATCCACTCTCTTCTTTTTTTGTTGTATTCATCTTTTTCTTTTTTATTGTTTTTATTCCATTCTCTTGCTTTTAATTTTTTATCTTCTTTATTTTTTTCATATCTAATTTTATCATATTTTTTTTTATCTTTACCTAATCCACAAGGTAAATCTTTATTCACACAATCATATTTTATCATATGTTTTCCTTCTAATTTAAATAATTCTAATTTATCATTAAATTCTATCTCTTCAAGTATTTCAATTGTATGATTATATTTATCAAATCCATATTTTGTAAAGGCTCTATGATTAAAAGATTTTAATCTCTCTTTCATAGTTCTTTCAGTTGATCCAACATAAATTTTATTATTGCTTGTTATTTTATAAACAATTCCTTTCATATTTAATTTTATTTATTGGATTATATTTAAGTATGTTTTCACTCTTTCTGCTTGCGTATATGAAAACACACTATTGTCTTACCACTCAAAGCAGTACATAATGTTTCATTATCATAAACAATATCAACATCAAATGAATTTATTAATAGTTCATCAGTATTATTTAATGCTAAATATGTTTTTTCATGAGGTTCAAAATATAAACCACCAGTCTCATTACCACTATTATCAAAACGAGGTAAATGAGCTACAATTTTAGAATTAGTCCCTTGTCTTGCGTTAACACTATTTTGAGTAAAATTATTTAATCTGATAAATAATGAAATATTTGAAACAAGCTTCGGAACAGTAGAACTTTCATTAGTAGAAGCTATATTTGTAACAGTTGGTCTTGATACTGGATCACCAACAAAACCTAATGTATATTGAGTATTACATTCATTAGTTGATGTTCCATAAGCAACACTTCTTGCGGTAATAATTAGTGATTCATAACCATCCATACCACTAGAAGCATTCACACCTTTTGGAGCTAATAATCCATTTGCGGCAACACCATGATTAGTTGTTGTGCGACTGAAATTATTCCAATCTCTCATCTCTAATTTCTTACAAAAGATAGTTTGGTTATATTCTTGAGACCAACCCCACCAATCATAATTAAAATATTTTGTAATATCAAAAGTTGGATAATTTGTATAATGGTCAATACTTTCTAATTCTATTTCTTGAGCCACGTGAGGGTTTGCTCCACGCCTAGCAGCAGAGCATACTGGATACATAGCCCATTTAGCAGCATTCACGGGATTTAGACATTGATTTTTCACAGCACCCGCAGCCCTCAAAGTTGTATAATCACATAGTAAAACAGTTCCACCATCACCCGCAATAAGTTCTATCTTGATTTCTTCATTAGTTAAAGTAAATTTAACCTTTTTATAATCATCAGCATTAGTATCTATATCATAAACACCAGCAAAATTAGCATTATGACCTCCATAATATGTAACTTCATTCATATAAATTCCGTCTCCATTTCCAGCTGCTGTTCTTGCTCCCGATTGATAAACCCTTAATTCACTTCCAAATCTCATAACACATATATCAGCGTAAACATATTGACCTCTCGGATAAATAGGATTTTTCAGTAGTGCCGATACTGGTGTATCATCAAAATAATTAGGTAAAAAGTCAAAATCGCCGGCATCACCCGCAGCCCTTTCTCTACTAATTCTTGATAAGCCAACCATCCAATTAGGGTTATTACCAGTTTGAGCATCACTAAAATTAAATGTGCAAGTTCCCGCATTTTGAGAAATAGGATATTCTCTATTTTGGACATAAAAACCTCTTACATCACTACTTGTTACTTTACCCGCTGCTTGGGTAAAATTATATGATTCATTTTTAGATATATCAGTAAAAGTTATAGCAGCAGCATTTCTTGTAGTTTTAGCGATTTGCTGTGTAGTAACAAATTTAAAACCCTTAAATGAAGTAGTAGTAGAATCATAAAGTGGATCAACCGTAATACCAGTTGTATCACTACCAGTAATTAATGAAGGATGGAATGCTGCTTCATCTAATCCATTTTTGATTTCATTAGCCATATCATCAATATTTACTTCATTCTTTTTGTCTCCCGCTCTAAATGCTTCACCCGCACCAATAACAGCTCTAAAGGGTTGTGTGGTAGAATTATTAATATCATCATCATGTAAATCTTCTATAGGTGTACCAAAATAATGACAAAAACCACTATTAGTTCTATCAAGAATAAATAAACCATTTTTATTAATTTTAGCACTTTGTAAAGCAATCTCACTCATAGGAGGTATTCTCATCGTGTTCAGTAATCTATTTTGATAGGAGAAGGGTTTGAAAACGTTGGAGAACGATGGATCATCTTCAGTAGCAATATTTGATGTAACAACTAAACTCATTTTATAAATATTATATATATATTATTTTTGTAAAATAAATAAATCAAAAAAAATATTAAATTTATATATAATGCCTAAGAAATCAACAAAGGTGAAACCAATTACGGATCATAATAAAATTCAAATTGATATCAAAAAAACGCTCGATGATGACAAAAAAATAAGACCCGAGAAAGTGTTTGATGGTTATAAATCAACTAAAAAAACAAAAAAGAAAAAATCAAAGTATTAAATCGATTTTTAAATTTGGGTCAATATTAGACCTTGAGACAAATAAAGTATAAATGCTCTCTAATTGCTATATAGTTAAAATAGAGTTAGGGTCAATTTTAGACCCGTGGGTCAAAATGGGTCAAAAGTATTTAAAGTTAAAATTATTATCTATACTATAGTATAAATAATGATTATTCCAAAGTCAATTAAGTTCCACGATAATTTATTAAGTGAAAGTGAAATCCGTGCGTATTACAGTCTTAAACGTCAAGATGATTACTATGATAAGAGACTAAGTAATATTCTAAATGATTATCTAAAAGACAAAGAATTTCCAAGTAATAATGCTAAGTTATGTTTCAAGAAACAACTAAAGAGAATGATAGTTGAAGATAAAACAAATACATCAAAGTTTGAAGCCTTTGATATGTGGCGTGTTAACCAAATCAATTTATATATTTCAAAACAAAAAACACAACTTCTACAAATGGAGGGTAAGCAACCTTATCGTAAGAAGCGTGTTGAAAAAAGCACCGATGAAAATGAAAGACTAAAACAAGAGATTGAAAACCTTAAGAAACAATTACAAGACAAAGATAATCAAATAGAATATCTAATGGAGGAGAATGCTAAATTAAAATACAATAATAATGAAGGGTCTAATATTGACCCACCTAATGAATATTTAATTAGTGATACAAGCGATGAAGAAGAAGTTGTTGAGAAACCAAAACCAAAACCAAAACAATTTGTAGTTCATTTTGATACAGAAGAAGTTGTTGAAGAAGTTGTTAAAGAAGTTGAATTCAAAACAGAAGAACAAGTAGAAAAATTTTATAGTAATTTAAGTAATGATGCAGAACGTGTAAATCATTATCTAAGTAAATTGAAAAATAAACAAAATCAACTTATTACAAAGTTTGAAAAGTTAGAATGTAAATCAAAGTATATTAATGAAATTGATAATGAGTTTTATGATTATGTTGAATTAGAATCACATATGCTTGAAACACTAGATGATGAAGGAGATGAAGATGAGCTATATGAGAATCCTAAAAAAGAATTAACTTATAAGTTACAAGAATTAGCAAACTGAAACTAATTCATTATAAGCATTATTGATTTTAATGAATTCATCATGACAACCAGTCGGTCTATCTGGATGATGAACCAAGCATAATTTTCTATACGCTTTTTTAATATCATCTTGAGTAACTGGTGGTTCTATTTGTAGAATTTCGTGTGAGCTTGATTTCTTCATTTTGTTAACTGGTGGTTCATTTATTGGATTAAAGTTTATATATTCATCTCTCATTTTTTCATAAGTTCTACGTTCATTTATTTTTCTATGTATGAAACAACTGCAAGAACCCATAAACATAGCCGTCCCCGTATATTGACATTTATCTTTTGTATTGTACAAATCATCATTTTCATCCACCATAATTATTATTCAATATATTAATTTATATTAGATAATAAATTCTTAAATTATAATCTAACATTATACCTTTAATTGACCCATATTGACCCATTAATCCATTATTATACCGTTTAATCTAAGATTATACCTATTTAAGTAGTAAAATGGACTTAAAAAGAGTATATATTTTAAAATATATACTCTTTTTAAGTCAAAATCGGTCTTTAAGTAGTATAATCTTAGATTAATTGGTATAATTTAAGATTATTTATATTTAAAGATATAATATCTAACTAAAAGTATAGAGAATATGACAATATATAACGGTTCAAATGGTTCGCTTAATTTATATTACAAGGGTTTGCTTATTAGTTCATTTCCTTTAAGTAATAAGAAAACATTTGAAGTATATCAATATCAAGGTGAATACTTAATATTGAAATCTATGAAAGATAAACTTAATATAAAACAAATTATATTTACATTTACACATTTCTGTAATATGATTCATAAAAGAAAATTAAATAAACAACCCATAAGAAGAAGCGATCATGAAATGTTTATCTCTTGTTTATTTGGTTTACTTAAATTAAAAATTATTGAGAATGATAGTGAAAACGGATATTTAATTATGCCTAAGAAGAAAACTTAACATTATATTTTTTAGTTATATGATTATCTATCTTTCTTGCATTACCACCAAGAATATAACTATACACGCGGGCGTAACTCCAACTCTGTGGAGTTTGATTTGGTCTTGATCCCGCCGTGAAATACGCTTTCTCCCCCTTTTTGAAAACTTCATCAATTGCTTTGAAGGGTATTCCAGTTACTTTAGCAATATTTCTTTTACTTCTCCCACCTTTCATTTTATCTAATTCTTTACCATACTTTTTATTAAATTTAACAGTCCAACTAGATTGTCTTTCTCTTGCTGATGTCTTTGGTCTAAATGTACCTTCAAAGATTGATTTAATTTGTTTTTGTCTATCATAACCTTTAAGATTACCTATATAATTTTTAGGCACCATTTTACTTTCACCCTTGTAAGTGATTTTAATTTTCTCCACCATTTATATCTTCTAATAGATTATTTAATGGTTTAATAAATTTTTGTTTTATATCAACACATAAATCAATTTCTTGCCGGCCTCTATCAGTTCTACCACGCTTTCTAATTTCAAATTCACTTGACCGGTGTTCCCATCCTACGCAACAATCTAAACATTTCCACAAATAAAAGATTCTTAAATGAGGAGATTTCTTGAGTATTTCATCTCCCTTTTCTAATTTATTAACACCAAAGAATAATGATTCATATTTATTATGTGGTATTCTCCTTGTTTTCATTTCAATAAAATAATTATCATTATATTTATCAAACTCATAAAATTCACCCATTTCCGGATTTAACTTGGATTTCATTAATTTACCAAATATAGCTTCTAAACTTTGATGTATATCTTCCTCACTTTTAAAACCAAATTCTAAATCATGCTTTTGAATACTATTCATTTATAGTATAACAATAGATTATTATTTTGATTAAAACGAATGGGTCAATTTTAGACCCATAGACAATATAAGTCTCTATAGAATTATTTGTCTATTGACCCATTTTAGGTCAAGGGTCTAAATTTGACCCATCTAATCAAAAGTTATTAATATTGGATTATCTACTGTTGCTTTTCTAATATGTAACTTATACATTATTTCTTGTTTAATAAATTTATGATTTTGTAATTCTTCTTCTACTTCTGTTGTTATAATTGGATTAACGTGATTTTTACAATATAAACAATTGTTATACATACGACACGCACGACGAACACTAGGCAAATCGCCCCACATATAAATACTCATAATATCATTATATGGATCATCACTATTTGTATATGTTGCACCATCAAAAATATAATCATTCTTAGCCCATTTTATTATCCTTTTTGCCTTAAACATTATCTCACTTTTTTGCTGTGTATTTGGTCTTTGTTTTGGTGATGTGTTCTTTAAATAGTCTTTTAATTCAGTTTCATTCTTTATCTTATCATTATATTGAAATTTTTTTATATATAATTCAATATCTTTCACTATATTACCTTTGCTTAATTTATCATCTATGATTACACCATGCTTCTTGAACAAGTTAACAATATCCTTTTTTGAATGTGATTTATCAACTAACATTTTATAATTTAATAAATATATTTTTTTTATCTAATATACTTATAAATGGTTAAAGTCCCCGAAGGTGAAATGAAAATGCCCGAGTTAAAAAGATTAATTAAGAAGTATGACGAAACTATGGGTATTGACCCAAAAGGTAAGAGTAGAGATGAATTAATTGCGGAAATAAAGAAAGCGGGTTATAAAGTAGATCACAAGAATAAAAAACTTGTGGCTACATTTAAACAAAAAACAAAGAAAATGCCTAAAAAGGTTGATATGCCCGAAGCACCACCCAAGAAAGCCAAGAAAACTAAAGACCAAAAAGATAAAGATATGAGAGAAAAAGTCATTAAATTTATCATGGATAATCGTGATATTTTAGATGATGAAAGATTAAAATAATATTTGATAGAAAAAAAGATATTAAAGATATTTTACGATATAAAAATAAGTAATAAAAATGAAATATAATAAATATACTCACTCTTCAATCTATAAAATTGTAGATAATACAAATGGAAATATTTATGTTGGAAGCACGATTCAACAACCTTTAGTAAGGCGACTTGATAATCATAGAGGTCATTATAAAAAATATCTTGAAGGTAAAGAGAGAAAATGTATGAGTTATGATATTTTAGATAATGGAGATTACAATATTTATCTTATTGAAGATTATCCTTGTGAAAATAGAGACCAACTAAGAATGAGAGAACAATATTGGATTGAAAGAACAACTTGTATAAATAAACATGTTGCTTATAGAAGTGAAGAATATAAAAAAGAATATCAAAAAAATAATCGTGCTAAAAATTTAGAATATAGATTAAAAAAAGACAGAGATAGATATAATGATCCTATAAAAAAAGAAATAATCAAAGAACAAGCAAAACAAAATCATTATAAAAACAGAGAGAAAAATGTAAAAAGAATGAATGAATTGAGAAGATATAAACATAGCTGGGGTGGGAGTATAAATTCATTAGAATGTAACTTATTAAGAATAGATATTGATTTATTCGTTTGATTCTTCTTGTGGTTTCTTAACATAAACCGCCATACCAGTTGTAGCAACATCATGACCGAGTATTTTAGAATCCTTCTTCATTTCATCCTTCATATTACCATACTTACTTGAGAGATATGACTTTCTTAAAAGGGTTGTACTAATTGATTTATTCATATACTTCTTTGAATACTTAATTAAAACCTTACTTAGTTCGGTTCTAGTTAATGGTTTACCGGTTGAAGTCTTGAATAAAACTCCCATACCATTCATCTTAAGATAATACCTTAATATCTTTCTTAAATTTGGGTCTTCAATACCCAATTTCAACTCACCATAGCGTTTTGAAGTCTTAAATTTATTTAATACGAAGTAGAGTTGTCCCTTGGATGGTACAACTAAATAATTGTTTTCTTTCTTTTCATCTTCACTTAACTTCTTGTATGCTGCTTGATTAATTGCTGTCATACCCGCAACATCATTTCTCATAGGCATACGAGAATAAATATTAAATAATGTATATGCTTGTAATAATTGCATTTCTTTTTTTGTAATTTCATCTTTACTTTTCTTTTTGATTGGTTTTAAATCCTCAGCCATATCATTTATCATCTTAAATATCTCTTCAGTTGTTGTGAAGTTCTTACTTTGCTTATCACTAATTACTCCACTCTTTTGTTCATTAGAATATTTATCATTTAATTCATCACGAAGCTCACCATAAGTTGTTAATAATTCATCATACTTTTCATCACTATTGAGAGCCATTAATAAAACTACAATCGCATTTAATATATTACGTTGACTTAAATAATGTAAATCTTTAATCTTATCCATGACATCATCGGGATTACTCAAAAAATCATAATTATCACTATCATATAATTTTTGAAGTTTTTTCAAATTAACTTCATATTGTTTTACTGTATTTGCCTTCACATTAGGTCTTGCCTTTTGGATATCTTCACTCACATTAGTTGAATCTATTTTCATATTTATACTATAAAAATAGATTATTTTTTTAAATTAAAAAACGAGAAAAAATTAGATTAATTATCTTTGAATTGTAACAATAAATCTTTATTTGATGAAACTAATTTCTCAGCCCACACTTTTAAATCTTCATATTTTTGTTTTTCTTCTTCATATAATTTCTTGTATTTATCGCTACACTTCGAAGCAAAATACTCTCTAATGATCGCCAAGTAATATAACATTTATACCTTAATTTAGAAAAAAAATTTATGCGAAATAACACGAGAATTGATTATTTTCAATCTTAGCAATCTTCATCATTTCAAGGTAAACACGGAGAGTATATGTATCAGCGGGCAAACCGGTTGCTTTGTAAGTTAACTCCATACCCTTGTTATTTACACGTTGTCCCTTATTGGGTCTAATAGCAGTCCAGCGGAACAAACCACCGAGACCAACTGAACCACTATTCTGTGCGTGTCCCTCCATAGTCTCAGCAGTTAGTGCCGTTACACCACTTGTTTGGTATTCATCACGTGTAACCATAGGCACTTTACCTTCAGCGTGCTGGGTAGTGTGGAATAGGAGGGCGGGGTTCTTGCGGTCAACATTAAATTCAAATAAATCGTTGTATAATAGATTGAGAGATAGACTTTGAGCTGCTGGTACATCTTTTGCCGTAACACCATTAAGCAGAGAAACCGGTGTGAAATTTTCATCACGCTGAAGACCCACAATAACCTTAGAAACAAGGCGACCATTTCCACCAAGCTGGAAAGTTAAATCAGCGAATTCAGTTTGTTCTCCGGTTCTCTTAGCTAGGCGATAATCAACATACTGGAAAGTTAGAGAAGGATTCTGCTGTCTATATTTCTCCATTATTTCACCATCAAAACTAATAGAATCATAAATAAGTTTTACTTCATCTTGGGTAATTTGGTATTCTACTTGATTAGAAGCAGCATCACTATTCGCAACACACATACGGCGAGATAGATTATTAGCACTAAGAGAAGAAGTAGTTGGCTGGAATTCTATATCAATATGAACTTCTTGCTCAATCATAAATAGTGGTAACTGATTAAATTTTAGGAATGGGAAAAGGTCGCTTAAATATACTGAATATACTGGGGCTTCACTTATAGTCTGTGCCGATGTAGCATTATGAAGCTGGAAGGGGAGAAGCTGGAATGTTCCAGCACCACCAGCAGCGGGAACAACTGGATTTCTACCAACATCTAAACCGACCTTCTTTGCTGAATTTGGTGGTTTATCAGTTGTATTTTCCGTGCGGTCATCATAAATTGGCTTGTGAGAAATACACCTCTGAGATAAGAATTGTTCACGTTCCTTATTATCTTCATTTGAAATAAATAAAGATTGATATGCGTGGAACTGGTCATAATCATCAATCTCACATACTGTTTCATTACCAATACGGAGAGCAGCAGATTTAACAAGATTAGAAACACCAATATTGAGAGGATAGAAAGCAGTAGAAGTTGTTAGGGGTGTTACAGCAAGTGTAACCTTAGAGTTAGAGTGAAGAAATCCAGCTACACGCTGAAGAGTAAACCTAACTCGATTTTGAGAAAATGTTACTGGGTCAATTACATCAGTGTGAAGTTTTTGTCCATAAGAAGAAGGAATAGCTCCAACTTTAATTAAATCGGGAATGCGGTCAGCAGATACATCACCTTTTGTAGCCATATCAGTCATTTTATATTTATAAATATATAAAAAAACTAAAAAAAAATTTATTAAAAATTATTCTACATAGAAAAAAGTTGGACTAATTAACTACTTGTATTCCTTGAGTTGCCGACCATGCTACAACAACCTTTGATTTAATGAATAAATATGCCGATACTGGATTACCATCATCAAGACCATTAGTCATCTGAATAGAAAATTGTGCTTGTGAGAAATCAACACCTTCACTATCTAACATATCATAGAGAACACCAACACCATAAGCAGCACCAGTATCGGGAATAAATCTATAACCAGTTGTAGCATTTTGATTACCCGTGAAAGAGCGGTTAGAATTGAGAGGAGATACTGTGGTTCTAGTATGCTGGCTTTCGGGAATAATAGATGATAGGAAACCCTTCATTACTTGGGGATCAGCAAGTGGAGTATCATTAGAAGCACTATAAACTGACTTGACCTCAAAAGCTGAAGGGAAACGCTCACCATTACGGAGGAAAGAAATTGATTCTAAATCAGCAACTTCACCACCACCAGTTCCCGCAGCATTTGGAGCTTTAAGAGGCATATATGTAAGGAAACCATCTTGTGCTAAATTGTTTACAAAGTTTGATGGAACAAAATTCACAAATGTACCAAGAACCTTAGATAATCCAAGATTAAAGTTTACTATGGAATTTGTGCTTTCTAAAGTAGAGAAATAAGATGTAATCGAATTAAATGAAAGAATACCAGTATCGGGTGCGGGAACACCATACTCAACTTCACAAGCTACTTCTAACCCACTTAACTCATAGAAAGCATTAGAAACATTAGCAGTAGTAGCATCACTAGAATAAAATACTTGACTATCGGGAGCAAGATGAATTTCTATTTCTAGGGGAATTTTTGATAGAGCTAGTTTATCAGTTCCAAGAGTTAGACCCGAAGGAAGTGGAATACAGAAAGGAGAAGCCCGAGTGTTACGAATAACACTATCACGATATGCTTGATAATTAGGATAAATTAATGCTGTTTCACTTAAATGACCAGCTACATCTTGCATACCAGCCATAACGGGCATATAAGAAGCCATAAATCTTCCATAATGTCTAATATGCTCAATTACTTGTTTTGTTTCTGCGTGGCGAAAAACAAGCTGATCTATTACTGAATAAATTCCAAGCTTGTGAGAACCACGAAGTTCAGAAGCAGCAGCATCAGTTGGATGAAGAGTTCCAGCGGCATCACGCCATATATTTAAATCACCACTAAGACGGATAGAAGATAAATCAAGCATAGCATCTTGACGACCTAATGTAATAGTAAGAATCGGGTTACCACGAGCAAATGAAACCTTACCAGTAGAAGGAACATTACTCGGCTGAACAGAAAGATATTTCTTAGCAACACTCATTTTATATAATACTATACATAAAATAAATACAAAATAAAAAATTAAAAAAAATTCATAGAAAATACCCTAAGGGTTGATTGATAAATCAATACTTACATATTTAATAGTAGGTCTAAAATTGACCCTTGACCTAAAATAGGTCTATATGTAATCAATTCTATATGGGTCTATTTTGACCTATGGGTCTAATTTTGACCTTGACCCATTATAGAGTAACCATAACGCTGTCCCCGCGAATGCTAATTCTACGGAGATGGAACATAAAGCAGTAGAGAAGCTTATTGTGAGTTGGAGGAAGGTCAGCACCAGCAACATCACTTTCATTATATAATAGTTGTAACTGATTTGTCTTATTATTGAGATTTGCTACTCCATCATTAAGAGCATAAGCACGACCAATCAAGAAATTTCTATTGTAATCAACAAATGAGCGTGGTGTAATACCAGCTTGAGTTAGTGCTTTTTCTAACTCAATTAGAGGCTGAGCCGCAATACTTATTCCACGATTAATCTTGGATACAACTATTGGTCTACTTGGAACTAATTTATCATCTACTAACATTTGATACTGGGTTAATCGGTCAATTATTCCAACTTGACCCGAGCGGATAGAATGAAGGCGACCATCCATAGTAGTTACTTCTTCAGCATAACAAGCTGGAAGCCCACCAATTAAATCAGCACTATCTAGAACCTTCGCATCACTCGGCATAATAATCATAGACTTCGCCCTTGTATTCGATACTTGAACATTTACTGTTGCGTTGCGATTGCTAGATAATAGAGAATGTTTATAATTAGTTACACTAGGAATATCAATCTCAATAGAACCACCATCTCTCATCTTTTTCATCATTCCAGCTTCATATCGTGGATCTACACCAACTTGCTGAATCACAAGCTCTACATTAGAAATTTCACAAGTAGCAGCATATGAAGTTTGTTTAGCAATTAGCTGTGTAGTATTATCATCATTTTGAGTTCTAAATTGGTCAATAGCAGCAGAGAAAAGAATGAAGTTATTTGAGGTTGCTACTACGCCATTACCACTATCACTATTCTGAAAATTAGCAAATGTAAGTTTTACATATCCACCATCAAGTGAAATATCAGTAATAGCTGGGTAATCTTGTGCTCCATTTTGAGTTAAAGCACATTCACTATCGGGATTAGTTGCCGAACAAATACCAATTCTTTCACCCTTCACAAATGGGCAATTTTCTACACTAATCATATTGTTAGATTTAGCAAGGAAAATTTCACTTTGATTATTAGCATTATCAATTGCTAAAGCCGCACCGGCCGCATTAACACCATGAAATACTGGGTTCTGCTTCATTCTACGATGGCGATTAACACTATCTAACTGCTTAATAAATCTTGCTGGGTCTTCAATATCCACCTCTACAAATAAACCATTTGTTAACATAACTGGGAAAATTTTATCACCACCATCAGCAAAAAGACCCGAATGAATTGGTAGAGATAATTTAGCAGTTAGGAAATCATCAGCCGTT